CACGAGCATCTGAGGTGATAAGCAGTGGCTAAAGAAGAGAGCACCATCGGGGGGACCGGCACGCTCCTTGGTACGGCATCTCTTCAGCGCGCGCTGGATACCCTGAGCAAGAATGTCCAGTCACTCACCACGGCCTTCTCACAGGGGAAGAGCAACTCGGGCTCACTGACGGCTAAGGGTGTCGCCGGATGGGCTGCTAAGGACTGGAACTCAGAAAGCAACAGGTCTGGTACACCCAACGGTGGCGGGTCCGCCCCGCCACCACCTCAGCGAAGAGGCAAGGCCTACACGGATGAACTGCTCGGAGGGGGCTCTGGAGGCACCAACGGGAGCGCTCCGGTAGGAAACGGTGGACACTCCAAGATCCGTGGCGCAGGGCGCGTTGCTGCGGCTGCTGGACTGTACGTGGCGGCGTCTGGCATGAGCCAGTTGGACACCCGCGTACTCATGAACACCACAACCTCCATGCTGGACCGCACCGCCGTCAACGGTAGTGGCTCCCGTTCGATGTTCCAGAACAACTTCACCTCACACGGGTATGCTGACACGGCGGCTGCACAGAATACCGTGCAGAGCATGGGCTTCGCGTACGGCACCAGTGGGTACGCTGCGACCACTAAGTACAATCTCACAGCCGGAATGGTCAATCCCAACATTAGCCAAACGCAGGCCGCTGGAGCCATGGCGAATCTGCAGACGGGCAGCACCTTCAACACCCTTCGCATGTTCGGGATATCCACCATCGGTCCGGGTGGAAAACCAGTAAGCCCCCGAGATCTTGCTAATCAGTTCATTACCAAGGACTTCGGTGCGAACAAGCCCACCAGCGTCGCTGGAATTGAGGCTTCCCTAGGTCAGAAGAGTCGCTTCGGCCAGTCGCTGAACGCAATGGTCTCTAGGGGGATGATCGACGCCAACACGGCCTCACAGGTCACTGGAGAGATGAGGGCACAACTAAACGCGGGATTGAAGGGGAGGTCCTACGACCAGTACTCAGCGACAATGAATAAGTATGCCAACGTAGACCCATTTGCCCCGACTGCCAAGGGGAAAGAGGCCAAGGCTGCCCTGACTGCTATGGGGCTTACACCTACGGACGCACAGGCCATAATGGCACAGCAGGGCCAGAAGTCAAACCAGTTGGATGCCAACAACAAACCATTTAGCGAGGGTCTAGGAACTGCCACGGGTATGCTGGACAGATTCTCCAAAGCGCTGACAGCCATTTTGGAGGGCCCGTTAGGCACAGGACTAGGGGCCTCTCAAGGTTTCCTAGGAGGTGGCGTGGGGACCGCAGTGGGCAAGGTCGCTGGTGGTATTGGTACAGGCATCTCCGCTTACGGAGGGGCCAGCCTTGCGCTGAAGGTTGCTGCCAAGGCCAAAGGTCTTCCCGTCGGTGAGAGTGCCTCGTTGATCTCCAGGGCTGCTGGTATGGCTAGTACGGCGGGGGGTGCTATAGGGACAGGGGTGAAGACGGCTGGGGGGTTGGCTAAGTACGCCAAGTTCTTGAAGTTCTCTCCACTGATCGGCATCGGTGAGGGAGGCCTTCAGCCGAATCCCTACACCGTCAATCCTGATGGAACACTTAGCCGCCGACCTGCTGGCGCGCCGGGGGGCCAGGACGGTGGTGCTGCTGGCGGGCAGGATAGGGCCAGTGGTGCGTCCGCCAAGGCGACCGGAACTGTCGGCGCAGGAAAGACTGCATCGAATGTCATTGCTATTGCCAAGAAGTACCTTGGGATTCCCTACCACTACGGGGGTACAACCCCTCAGCAGGGATTCGACTGCTCGGGCCTTATGCAGTATGTATTCAAACAGGTTGGGGTAAGCCTGCCACGGGTTTCTCAGGCGCAGCAGACAGCCGGGAAGCCTGTGAACAAAAAGGACGCCCAGCCCGGTGACCTCGTGTTCTTCGGGGGCAACGCGAAGAGCGGGGGGGCTCACCACGTCGCCATGCTGGTTTCCTCCAGTCAGATCATCGAGGCGGCACACACAGGAACCAACGTCCGAATTCGCTCGGTCAGCATGAACGAGATCTCCACGGTTGGGCGATTCCTCGGATCGATGGGGAGCATGTCGACGGATGCTGTGGCCAATACGGACGGTGCAAGTTCCAAAACGGGGAGTGGTTCAAGCGCAGGTACATCATTCGCATCCTCCTTCTTTGGAAATGCGCTCAACGAGATGGACGCACTTGGCAGTGCGCTCGGGTCATTCCTTGGTGTGGCGGCTCCGTCGGGAAAGGGAAGCAGTGCGAGTAAGGCTGTAGGCGCGGAAGGGGGAACCTCAAATAGCGGGGGGGTTGCTCTGGCAGGCGGTGGCGGGAACGCCCAGAAGGTGTTCAACACACTGGTCGGGCTGGGTTTCACCTCGCAGGCTGCGGCCGGTGTCATTGGAAGCCTGATGCAAGAGTCCGGAGTCAACCCCAACTCTCACCAAGGTGGTGGGGGCCCAGGCCGAGGCATCATGCAGTGGACGGTAAACGCGCGATGGGCCTCCCTGCAGAAGTGGGCTGGGAAGCGTGACCCTTGGTCGCTAGATACCCAAGTAGGCTTCATGATGAAGGAGATGAACGACGCTGGAGTTACTGGGAAACTCAAGGGGATGACCAGCGTCGATCAGGCTGTCAAATACTTTCATGACACGATGGAGCGTTCTGCCGATAAGTCTATGGCTACGCGTAATGGCTTCGCCAATAATGCATTCTCCCAGTACGGGGGGAAGAAGGGTTACGCTGTCGGCTCCACCAATATCGATGTGGATCAAGACGCGCGCGTTCACCAGGGTGAGATGATTCTTCCCACATATCAGGCAGATGCCGTTCGTGCGGCTCTTGCAGGGAACAACCCCATATCCTCAGTTACGGGGTTGGGTGGCAAAGGCGTGCAGATTACTTTCGGAAAAGACGCGATAAAGATCATTCTAGGGACAGGTGTAACGTCTGCCATGGGTACAAAGGTCGGTCGACAGATTGTTGACACGATCGTCAATGATAAGAGACTTTCTGATATCGCAAAGGGTGTTGCGTAATGCCCACAGATGGTGCTGCCTACGTAGAGAACCCGCCTTTCGACCCTCGGATCCGGGCTATCCCAGGGGTCGCTATAAATAACCCCCTGGCTGAAGGTGGAAACACGCTATTCCGGGGGAGAATAGAGTCCAAGGGCAAGGTAAACGGCTTCTATAGGCGGCTCAACTTTCTGTACAACCCCTCAGGGATTCAGTGGTCCGGAAATGTTGACACGGACACCATTGGGGATCAGGCGGTGATGGACCCCCTCGACGCTGGTACTTTCATGATGCCTATGTCGCAGACTGTTTCATTCAGCCTGCTATTCGACCGGACCTATGAAACATGGGTATATGACGCACAGAAAGAGACAAGCCGTCTAGGTGTGGTAGCAGATATCAAGCACTTCTACGCCATGTTGGGTATTCTGGGTGAGGGTACAGCATTTACAAAAGCCCCGGAGAATATAACACCGACAGGTAATCTCCAATACGATATCGCCCACAATTCCTCTGTGAATAACTCAAGTACTATCGCAGATACGCTGGCTAATTTGGTGGATGTAGGTAGCATCGACGATGCATCACCAACCTCATTCATGCAGTACATTCCTGTTCGTGTTATCTTCGGAAAGCACTTGTCATATCACGGCGTGATTTCATCGGCAAACATCTCGTACACACACTTCACGCAAAGGATGATCCCCAACCGCTGCTCCTTGGAGATTGGAATGCAGTTGTTCCCGGTAGAGCGCAAAGAGGTTGTGGCGGGTACGGGTGTCGCGGATGCTGGGTACTCAGCGAGCAATACGGGGAGGGGTGGACGATGATAGGCAGCCGGTCTCGCTACAGCGGATCTAAGACCACCGTGGTCAACGGGCCTAGTGGTGCGCGGATGACTATCGTTCCTAGCCGACAGACCCCCTGGGGCTTCTCCTTCACCTACTACAGCATGAAGGACGGGGACAGGCTCGATCTACTTGCCACGGATCTGTATGGAGACGGGGAACTGTGGTGGAAGATCGCCGACGCCAATCCTGAGATTCTTGACTGGACTGAGATTCCTATAGGCACGATTCTGAGACTCCCCAGTGGCTGACTCCTATCTGTACCTAACGATTGGCGGTGAAGTCCAGAAGGCCGTCATAAGCCGGTGTGAAATCCGTAAGGCCTTCGGGGTACACAGCCTTGCCATCGTCGACCTTCAGGTCGGCGGGGTATTCGGCTCGGGTACGGCGACACCTGTGTGGCCAGAGTGGACCCCTGCCCAGGTCGACTTCGGCCGTCGCTTTGACTCTGTAGTTCCCTGGTATGGCTATGTCCACCACCACGCTGTTCTCGCAAATACGGCGGGGACCAAGGGGACAATACTTCGGTATGTCCTCATAGGGACATCCGGTCCAATGAACGAAGAGCAGACTAGGTCATGGCGCAGCGTATCCGCCTCAGCCTTGGCCCGACAGGTCTTCAGGGAGCATGGTCTACGTACCATCACCTCGGTTCATCCGAGGGTGCTCCCTTACTGGGCACAGCCTGGGATCAGTGACTTCTCCCTGTTGCAGGGGCTCTCTCAGGAGACAGGCTACCGACTCTTCATTGATGGCCCAACGGGAGCATTCTTCAACCCGCGCACCCTGCTGAGCAGCCCACTGGCACATGAGACCCCCACCTACCGGCAGGACCGTGGGCGCAACTCCATCTCGACACTCCTAAACTTCGAAGTGCTCACCGGGAGGATGGTCCCCCGTGATACCGGCCAGACTAAGCAGGCCGTGGTATTCGGAGTCGATAAGCGGTCCGCGAGGACGCTGCATGCGACCGGAAGTCCAGCCGAAGGGATGCTGCATCAGGTGAGCAGCACAAAGGCGGTGGACGACTTCTCGGTAGCCCAGTCTCTGGCTGACGCGAGGATGCTGGCGACACAGGGGTGGCTCACGGCACGGGCAGATATCAACGGTAACGCAGCACTAAACCCTGGTGACCTAGTTGAGGTTATGGGTTCCGCTATTGCAACGGATAACGTAGGGCTATGGCTTATTAGGGGAGTCACTCATCTATTTGATATCTATGCCCAGCGGACTAAGGACATGTTCACGACAGCGATGGACCTGGAACGCGATCAGGTTTACTCAGCAACCTTCGACAGGACGGCTTCACTTACTAATACGAGTGACGCTACCTACATGACCATGCAGGGTCCGCAGACCTGGGTAGCACAGTTATTGGAGGACATCCGTGTCTAGCCGGATACTTGGAGTGTACAAGGCAGTCGTCAAGCGGAATGATGACCCTCTGTCGAGGCAGCGGTTAATGCTGCGCGTACCTCAGGTTCTCGGCGAAGCAGATAGCGAGTGGGCTGAGCCCTCGGACCCAACCAGTAGCATCCCGAAACTCGGGGACATCGTCTGGGCGCAATTTTCAGGGGGGGATGTAACAAAGCCTGTCTACATTGCTAATGCACTGGGTCAACTGAAATCAAGTACCTTCGTGAGCGGCCCCCCAGGTTCCACACCAAACGAACCTGGGGATGTCTGGTGGCAACTAGATGATACGGGAAATGTAGTTGCCCAGTGGGAGGGCTTGGGTGGCACCCTCTGGGTGGAGCGCACGTTGTCCTATGCGGCCATCGCCTTCATCGAGGCTGCCACAATTACCGTAGGAACGCTTTCGGTATCTGGGAGCATCAACTCACCCCAAGTTGTCCCTACCGGAGCAATCTCTATGTTTGGAAGCGCAACCGCACCGGCCGGATATCTGTCCTGTGATGGCTCTTCGCAACTTCGGGCCTCCTATGCGGCACTGTACGCTGTCATCGGCGTCTCTTTTGGCTCTGTGGATGGTACCCACTTCAACTTGCCCAACTTTTCCAGCAAGTTCCCAATGGGCAGCACTCCTGGTGCTACTGGTGGTGCTGCAAGTCATACACACACTGGGGTTGACCACCTGCACAGCCAGACGGACCACCAGCATGTTGTTGCTGCCCACAGTCACGGATTGACAGCAGGGCACGCTCGGGCAGCCTTCTTTGGTAATGCACTACGAGCAAAACTTATTTCTGGCATTGCTAATTGGGTACCCGATTACGTTGGTACGCTGACAGTTACTTCAAATGCGACGTTATCAGGAACGGCTATCCCTCTTGGGGGCAATACTGACGTCAACAACGCATATTGGACAGACGGGCAGACCACTGCGGTCACCACTGGGGCGGCTGACAGGTCTCTGACAACCGGTGCGAGTAGCAGCCTCCCGCCGTACACAGGTGTCAACTTCATCATCAAGACATAGGAGTGCAACAATGGCCTCTGTATCCATCACTGTTCCTGACTCGCTGGTCCCTCGCCTCATTTCGGCTGCAAGGGCTTCGTTCCCGCAGTACGCGGCGTTGAGCGATGATGCTGCGTTCAAGGCCATCACGGCAGACTTCTGGAAGACGATCTTGGCGAACTACGAGAGGGGTGCTGCTGATGCTGTCGCGATTACCAAAGCCAACACTGATAGCGCAGGTATTCGTTGACCCATCTCTAACAAACCCGACCCCCTCTGAGAGAATGAGCATATGCCTACTGAACTGCTTCACCCCTTCGCGATCGGCCCGGGTGGGTCCATTGCGTCCATAACTGACCCGGATAAGCAGATCGGCCAGCACGTTCGCACCTTGGTCAGCACCCAGCCGGGGGAGCGAGTTGTGCTTTCGGATTACGGCGTGCCGACGATGGAGTTGCTATTCGCCCCCGATGACGAGTTAGTCGCAGAGAGTATTGCTACCCGGGCCAGGGAGGCGCTGGGCCGCTATGAGCCCGGAGTCGTCCTGCAAAGGGTGGTTCCTGTTGTCCATCCCGAGGGGTCCGGCATCGCAGAGGTTTCCGTGGACTACATCCGCAGGGAGAGCGCTTCGACGTCATCGTCACTGTCAAAGAACACCAACACTGCCATCGTCTCGGTCGGCGGTCATGTGAGTGAGGTTATACGCGGATGAGCGTTCCGGCGATTGACTACACCTCCAAGGACTTCGCAGGGTTCAAGGCCTCCCTGCTTGACTATGCCAGCAGGGAGTTCCCTGAGTGGCAGAGCCGCTCCGAGGGAGACTTCGGTGTTGTTCTTGTGGAGTTGCTCGCCTACATGGGGGACATCCTGTCCTACTACGGTGACCGTCTGCAGGCCGAGGCTTACCTGTCCACTGCAACCCAGAGGCTGAGTATCCTGCAGATTGCAGAACTTCTCGGGTATGTTCCCTCCAGCGCTGTTCCCGCTGTTGGTACTGTGACCTTCAAGTCTGCTAACCCTGGTCCAGCGAGCGTCGTTATTCCTGCTGGAACAGCAGTTGTTACTGGCTATATCGAAAGCCTTGATGACTCTATCGTCTATGAGACAGACGCTGTCGCCTCCATCACGGTTGCCGGGGGCGAGGTGACCGTCCCGGTTACACAGGGCCAGACACGATCGATGAGGCTACTCGGGTCCTCAAACGGGCTTGCCTCACAGCAGTACCGCATTACGGAGCGACCAGTTATCGAGAACTCGGTACATCTCTTTGTCTCTACGGGATATGACTCCCAAGGAACTGAAACGTCTGAAGAGTGGACCCAGATCCTTTACTTGGTTGATGGTGATTCCAACGATAAGGTATTCGCTACTTTCAATGACGAGGCTGGGGCAACATGGGTCTCTTTTGGGGATAACCTCAATGGACAGATACCCAACAATCAGTTAAACGTCTATGCCACCTATCGAATCGGTGGTGGTGTAGCAGGAAACATCAGTGCGAATCAGGTAATCAACATCGCTGATCCTTCGGTGTCTGGGGTTAGCATCTCCCTTGATAACGCTGGACAAAGCATGTCGAGTGCCATGATCTCTGGAACTGACCAGGAGAGTACCGACCAGATCCGATCGAATGCACCCCGAGCCTTCCGGACGCAGAACCGCGCAGTGACTCTGCAGGACTTCATTGATGCCACCATTTCCGTTCCGGGAGTCCTGCGTGCTAATGCGGTCGCTGGATCTTTCACCTCGGTAACAGTCTTCGTTGTTGGCCCCAATGGGGCTGCACCAAATGCTCTCTTGATATCGAACGTCCAGCGGGTGCTGGCAGGTAAGGCACTAGCAGGCTGCTCCATATCGGTCGCTAGCCCTGCCTTCATCAGTGTGAATGTTGGTGGTAACTCAACTAGCCTCGGAACGGTAACCGTAGACATCACCACAGGCGTGCTGACGGTGTCAGCAGCCCACGGGCTTCTCGTGGGAGATGCGGTGCAACTAGGCACAATGACTGATGGTGCCCCCCTCGTGGAGTCCACCACCTACTAC